ATCCTCATGCGTTCTGTTGGTGTAGCACCAGTATCAGCACCGAATTGAACAACTCCATCACCAAGACCCAAAAATGCTGTACCCACTGCACCATCATCTCTTGTCCAAGCACTACCATTATAAAACGCATTATTTGTAAAATAACTGATATTGTTAAACTGTCCAATGTGCGTGGCTGTTGCATCAGAACTATCAACTATTTTGACTTGTCGTGAAGTGGTGTTGGTTGACCCTTTTACTTCTAAAACATCATCTGGTGAACTTGTGCCTATGCCGAATCTACCTGCTTCCGACATATCAAATCTTGCAACTTCAATATTGCTTCCACCATCATTACCTATAAAAGAAATGTCTCCATCTGAAACTAGACTTCTAATTTGTGCCGTTCCACTATCGTTTTGTATTTTTAAAAAGTCTGTACCACCGTCTGCAAAGAATATTTCTGAACCATCAGCGTCAAGTTTTATATCTCCTGCCACATCTATAGTTAAGTCACCAGAGGATAGGTCTAATTCAGTTCCATTTAGTGTGAAGTTGTCTACTGCAAGGGAATCAGCGGTTAATGCTCCGTTTATCGTGAGAGACTCAATATTGTCATTAGATTGGTCTAGCGTGAAAAGAGAAATAAAAGCGTCATTATCCTCATTTCTAATTTTTAGAATGTTGTTTGTTGTGTCGTAAAATAACTGGTTAGCATATGTTGTAGAAGGTGCTGACGTTCCTGAGTTTGTTGACCCTAATGCTTGTAACGCTGAGTTTAAATCTGAACGAAACGATGCAAACCCTTGATTGGCTATTGATAAATCATTTTGCGACATTTAGCACTCCTAACTTGCTATTTCCCCGAATCCTCTTGCAACGTAATCAAAAGTTCTGCTTACTGTTGCACTGGAACTATTAAAAAATTCTATTGTAAACCCTGTTTCACTTTTATTGGTTATAGCATAGAAATCACCACTCGCCAAGTTCTGTGCTGAAATTCCTACGCCTTGAAGTGATTTAAATGCAGGACTAAATGTTATAGCTTTTCCGCTTGTACTTGTACCGCTTACGACATCCGCTTCTGCTACAACTCTATCGGGCATATCAAGAGTGACCGATAATGCGGATACTTGTTGAGTCGCTGTACCTTTTTGACTTGTCATTTGTAGCTTAAATTTAAAGGCTCTTGCTTTGTAATCCCCTACGAAAAACTTTCTGAAATCTGTGTATGTCGGTGAACCACTTGGGTCACCTTCTGTTGTAGCCACTAATAATTCTGTATTTGTATCGTCAAACTCTTGTGGGTCACCATCAAATAAACCTGACCTGTCATCAAAATTACCTGACGCATCATCAAATAAATTTACAAAACTTATTCGTGCAACATTCATATTTGCTGTTACCCGACTTGTATAAACAGCACCTAAATCTATATGAGTATCAAATTCATACGTTCCAGAACTTGCAACATTTCCTGCACCACCATCAAATAACCCCCCTGCATCGTCAAAATTACCTGCAACGTCATCAAAATTATTTGCTGTTCCAAGTTGTAGTTTGTTGTCAACTACCGCCATATTTGTTCGTGAACCTGTAAAACTAGGACTTTGGGTTGATGTTGTAACTACGTTTAACCCCTTGATGCTTTCGATAATAGCGACTGTAGAAACCGCATTTTCCGAACTATTACCAACCTTATCCACCGCCTTGATAAAGTACGTTCCTGTCATTGCAGGTACTATCACAGTGTTAGCAGGTCTTGAAACCTTGTCAGCTATGTCTATTGCATTAGCGTATGTTGCACCGCTTGTTTCTTTTGCGTGTCTTATTCGGTAGTGTGATAAATCTAAGTCTGATACTGGAGTCCATCCTAAATGTGCTTCTGTGCCTATTATATTCACACTAAAATTTGTTACGTCTTCGGGTGGTAATGTTTTACCCACTACTTGATGCGTGGTGCTTACAAACACTGACCGACTTATTGAACTCACCGACCTTGCCCGAACATCATACACCACATTATCTTCTACATTGACTAATTCAAACTGTGCTGAACTACCACGACCTAAGTTGATAAAAACCGAATCTGTAGATTTTTTGGCTTGCACTTCAAAATCCGTAATAAATAAATCGGTGGCTGTAACGTTTACCAATAACACCGCTATAGCTTCCTCATTTCTTGCTCTTAATTCATCTGTTACAGAAATAGTGGGTGCTTGAACAAAGAAGGGGTTTGGAAGTGTAGTATCGGGTATAGTTGGCAAGGCTTGTTGAGTTCCGAATGTATAAAAGCTATCTTGATGCTCCGAACATTGAATACTTACTGTATGGTTTGCATTGACTGATATTCTTTGTACTCTAAAGGGTTTTGCGGAAAAAGCAGGGGTTGCATGGGTTACGTTTACAATATCCCCTACAGCTAAGTCTAACGCTGTACCATCGGCTCTAAGAGATATATCTAAACTTGATCGTGACCGCCTAAGAATGATTTCAGCCATTTCCTGTGCTTGATGGGCATTTGTCAGCATGGTGTAATCAAAGCGACCTTCTAAAAGTAAGTCACCATCTTCTGTTTTCATCGTTGCGTGTTGGTCTGCCGAATCCAAACCTGTTTCATCTACTGGTGGAAACTGCACTGTGTCGGTCTGATAGTTTTTATCGGGGTTTACAAAAGTAACAATAACCCTGTTATATCGAGAGTTCTTGTTTTTGCTTTGAATACTTATACCACCAATAATATTATCTTCTGTAAGTGTTATTGATGCTGAACCTGTGCTTTCTACTAGGATATTATATTTACCACTAGAAAAATTAAGATAAGAACGTGACCCTTTTACAAATTCTTTGACGTTATTTATCGCTTTTCGGGATGTATCAACCACTATGTGACTATCTAAAAGGTCAATAGCACTTGCACCAGTAAAAGGGGTTATATCCGCATCACAAACATCGGTGGCTGTTTGCCAATCCGCAAAGTTACTATCAAAATAACTATTCGTTATCCCCATCCCAAACCTGTCATTTCTGAGGTAATCTAGTAGCTGTAGTATTGGATTATCGGAATATTCCCATGTTGTGCTTGTGTCTGCTCTATGGCTACCGCTACCGCCTGTAACTGTACTGTCTAAATTAGGATTGTAGACCTTACGACCTTTTATAGTTGCTTGCACTCTTGGCAATGAACCAAATTTTTCTGCGTTCCATTCAAATCGTAAAGCAAGATAGGCTAAACCCTGTAATCTATGATTTGAAGTCCATGAACTTACTTCGCCTAACAGTGATGAAGATGTTTGTGTATCTGTTCCTAAATGTGCCTGTACTGTAATTAAACTATTAGTGTTTTCGGTATCAAAAAAGTTAGCATCCGCACTTGTTACTGTTCTTTGTGTTCCATCGGTGAGTGACCCCGATAAGGTAACTTGGTGATTGTTTACAAATAAGGTTTCAACGCTGTTTATTTCCCCTTCACTAAGAACCACCGCCATATATAGATACTGATTATCTGTACCTGATGTTTCTACAAAGACAACATTACCACCGACTTTTCTTGTTCCATAAACAACAGGAATACTTGAATTAGCGGTAAATTTATTAATTAATATTCCTCTTGCTACTTGTTCTTCAAACTCCTCCGTAAACTCTGGTATTTCTGGCTGTGGTACTACCCAACTTATGACCTCATCAACAACGTCTACTACTACATCGACTACACCAGTTACAACATCACCGACAAAATCGACTGTTTCCGTTATTACATCGCCAACAAAATCAAAAACGTCTTCAACGAAACCACACATTTAAAACATTCTCCAATTACTACCCATGTTTTCAAATCCTAGTCGTTCAAATACTGGGTCTTTGTGAATACCTGTGCTAACAGATAGCAACATCGGCAAACCTTCGGACACATTCTTTACAGAATCTACTATCACTTTCACTAAGTTATACGTTCTAAATTGCTTTCTGACATACAATACATGAATATTCATTATCTTTTCTTTGCTGAACCAATATTCAGTCTTGTGAAACATACACAACCCCATAAGTTCTTCTTTATCTAAGTCTTTAGCAAAAATTACTCTACCCTTTTCTAAAATTGTGTTGATGAATAATGTAAGCTTTGGCTTGTCAACTTCTGGAAGTTTTTTATCAAATAGTTCACCCTCTTTAAACTCCATAAGCATTTCATAAATCATATCAAAATCTTTTTTTTCTGCTTGATATAAATGTACGCTACTCATTCTCTACCCCATTTAATGTCTACTAGATTAAGTGCTGAATACTCCATCCCTAAATCACTAGCGAAAAACCTTTTTTGTGAATTATCAGATGTTGTTCTACCGCTTTTCTTTGAGAAGTTCCCCCAATGTGACGTTACATTTAGACTCAAGGTGGCAGTGCTTGTATTGTCCGTTATTTTAAATTCATCTACTGTTCCGTAAAACAAAAGAAAAGGGTCTGCTATCAAAGCAAGGTTTGCATCAAGAAACCCCCTGTAAATAAAGACATTATCGTTAATTATGTTTTCATTAAGAACGATAGAAATATAGGTTTGATCGACACCCGACAACGTAACCACTAAACTGTTTTTTGAAGGTGTTGCGGTTTCACTAACTGCGGTAATTCCTCTAAAGTGACCATTTGCTAGATAGGTTCGTGATGTTCCAGAAACACTAGACGTAATATCAAAGCTTGCGTTTGTAAAATATACAGGTGTTGCGAACCCTAATTCTATTAATAAAACTGGTTCTATGTTTCCTGTGGCTAGTTCTGTTTTGACCGCACTTGTTAACCCTCTAGCCATCTACAAACTCTCTATTACATCAAACTCATAATTAAAAAGTAATTCACCATTGCTGTTGTTTGCGCCACTAGAAAACTCTTGTATATCGCTTCTTAAATGAACATTAAAAGGTACTGAATCATAAGTGACCGAACTGTTATCTGTTAAGGCTTCTCTTAATGGTGGCTCTATTGTGACTGTTGACGCATTGCTTGAACTGGTTACATCTTCAACGATCATATAAACTTTATCGTGAGCAAACTTGATAAAATCACCTGCCTTTAATCTACCTGCACCATCACCTGCAAAGCCATCAATAGCTATTGTCGTATCGGCTA